GTCCCGTATAGTTTCATTAAAAACCCACTTGTCACAGATTATCTTAAGCCTTCAATTGACTGAGGGTGATACCACTCTATCTGTTGGACAGGAATTATTCGCGTCTGACGATATCAAGGATTATTTGGGTATCGAGGCAAATATAAAGGCGATCGTAGAAACAGCAATCACAGGAGGGGATGCAGCTGAAACTATCGATGAAATGCGATCAAATTTGCATTACTGGCCCGTCTATAATGAGAAACTTGTATGGCAGGATGATTATGAATTCTTTATCAGGCGGTCGGTTCCAGGAATATTGTGGATCAGGGTATGGGGAGAAGAAGAGGCTGAAGCTGCAAACGGTGCAAATATCCTCAACATAAATAAAGTATTTGTATCCGCATATGCTACAAACAGCACTACCTTAGGGGCCGAAATTATAAATGCATTAGAACAGGCACCTCCACTGAATCGCAAATATGAATGGGTAGCCCCTGCGCATTCACAGTTTTCCGTGACCGTTACGGGCAAGGTCGCCCGTTCTGAATCCATCTCCGAAGTTACTGCGGCTATCAGAGAAAAATTAATAAACGATTACGGAAAGGACTCGACTTTTCGGAAAAAATATGTTCTGGCGAAAAATATATACAAAGCAATTAATGACCTCAAGTTCTTTGATGATGAGGAGGAATATTTTACGGTAGATTTGTCCGGGACCACAACCGCAACGGCTTTGAATGAAATGGTCTCCATTAACGAAACAATCACTATAAACCTCTCTTACTTATAAAATGTCAATTACGAGTTGGCTCAAAAAAAGACTCACCCCAATAAAGCGGGAAACTACCCGGTGGGCAGAGCTTGCCGAGGCAATAGAAGAGTATTTTCAATCTTACTTCGATCCGCATTATGACAATCTGATCAAGGCGAGATCAATTTACACAGCTGAAACATCCGATCAACTCACAATAATCAAGGGGCTTGGAGGGTATTTCGAAGATGATATGCCTGCCGAGAATCTTCCGATTCTAGTTGCCCAACGAAAACTGGAATTAATGAAAAAGGAAACAGATGCTCCCCTGAGGTCAGCCATTCGTCGGCTCGGCATTCCTGTATGTTGGGAGCCCTTATATATGGTTCCGAATGGGATATACGGAGAGTATTTTTATACCGATGATCAGTTAAGCCTTGAAGGGAAGACCAAGGAAGAGTGCATGCTGACATCGAGAGGGGCTTTGATTATTGATGTGTCGGGCAATCCTCTATCGAATGATGTTGCAGAACTTGCGATTCGGAGATGCAGAAAACTACTGCCACTGCATATTGTATTTGATCGATGCCGTTTAACAGGGATAGTTGAAGGATATCTGCCCGGATTAGTAATTGCCTGCTGTGTGAATGAGGTTGTGACCGTTTATCCCTATGAGGATATGGCTATCCTAACCGAGGGTGGTGTTGCCATGGCCACTGAGGGTGGCGTTATTCTAACGACCGAGGATAGCACATGGATTTAACAATGACGGAATAAAATGGAGGGAAGAATGAAAAGAAGTATTCTAAATATAATATTATTTTTGATTTTTCTTATCACGGTTCCGTCAATTAGCAACGGACAGACAATGAAAATATCGGAACTGCCAAGCGGCAGTGCCGGTATAACAAAAAACGATACAGTTCCGATTGTGCAAAATGGCACAACTAAACGGGCTACGGTCGGGGATATCGTAGGTGTCCGTGTGCAGTCGAAATCAATCAGAGAATATGCAAGCCTCTCAGCGGCTATAGACGCCATCGGATCGACCCCAACGCAGTTGGTGATAGACAGTGCGGTTTCTGCCGGCAGTTTTTCCTCACCAACTACCCTGCATATACGTGTGGAAAAAGGCGGGACGCTGACGATTTCCGGTAGCGCAACGATCTCCGGCACGCTTGAGGCTAACGGCACAATCGCTGGCCCGGGCACGATCACGACAACCGGAACATTTAAACATTATGGAACATCTTCAGGATCTCCTAGTTATATTATCAATGGTCCGTTTGAGGGTTCTGACGGAAGTCTTTCGGGGGCAGGGGCAGTATCAGGGCTGAAATACGCAGAGCCTGAATGGTTTAATCCGAATACAACGCCCGGAACAACCGATATGTCCTCTGCTGTGCAGGCGGCAATGTCAGCTGCTTCCGGTGGAGGATCGGTGCATCTCAAGTCTACATATCTCGTTGGGGATGTGAGTGTTACGGCAGGTGTTAAGCGTGTTTATGGATCGGGGATACTGAAAGGCAAGGCTTCGATGACGACAGCCGTTCTCATCCTACCGGCGACGCTATCTAATTGTGATGTGTCGGTGAACATAGATATGAGCAATGGAGGGGCGACCGCTATCGAGGGTAGTGCCGGTGCATCGTACAATACTGTCCATGATTGTTACTTGTATAATTTTGCAACAGTTACAACAGCCAGCCGTTTCGGTATCCTTTTCAGAGCTGGATGTAACTACAACAAGGTGCTCAACAATACAATTGTAATGGACGAAAGTCTGTCAGGCTCATACACAGCCAATGGCATTTCATTCTACGGAACCGCCCTTGATTACGGAGGATATTTCACGACGCCTACCGACCCAAGCGTTCCTTGTATTGGAAATATCATCAGAGGGAATCACATCACCTATGGAGAGGTTGCCGTTGATCTGCTCGGTGCGACTCATTCAATCGTATCAGATAACGTGTTTTATAAGCAGCAAACTCGTTGTATCTATATGGCGACCGGAGCTCACAATAATCTGATTTCTAATAACGAGCTGATTGGGTGGAAATCTTCAGCGGTAGTGCTTGGGTACTATGTCCATGACAATACAATAAGCGGAAATCACATACAGCAAATTGAAGGCTATAACACTCACGGATACGCAGAAGCGGCTATCAATAGCGTCGTAGGTTGCCATTATAATCACATTATAGAGAATACGATAGATGCGTTCGGTAACTATGGAATTTATTTAGGGGTAAACCAGACACACAATGTTGTTTCTAAAAACTATATTAGAAACTACCACTATGCCGGTATTGCTCTTGAGGCAGAATGGGAAGAGTCCCCTCCGGTTTATTGGTGCAGACCTAACTATGGAGCGCCTCCGTCCGGGACTCAGTGGGCATTAGGAAATACAGAATATAACGCGATCACCGGAAATGAAATAGGACCGGGAGATGGAGCGCACGCCATAGTAGGGGTTTTTGTATCTCAGATAGTTCCACCGGCAGGCACAGACGTTTATTCTCAGTACAATACCGTAAAGGGCAATGTTGTTTGGGGATTCACTGGATCGGATTATCCGTACTATTGGCTGGAGGAAACTAGCGGCTATCTCGTAAACAATTTGTTCATTAATAATAATGCCCCTGGTGTTGCTATCTCTAGGGTATTTACTACGAGAAATCGGGCGCACTTCTCAGAGTGCCGTGGAAATGACGCCTTCGACACAGATGCAGTGATATTTACTGACGGAGATACAACCCCTTCCGTTGGCAAAGGTGGCTATTACTCGACTGCCAATACTGGGGCGACCTCAATCACTTTTTTTGATGACGGTTATGATGGACAGATTATACGTGTAAAGCTGGATACCAATACGACTATCGTAAACGGTGCAACTATTGCTTGCAAAGATGGTGCGAATATTTTAGGAGGGACAAATTATATTGTTTCGCTTGAGAAGCGTGGAGCTGTTTGGTACGAGGTGTCAAGAACAGTAAAAGGACCACTTGTTAAATATTTATCTAACTATTCGAGCTTTGCATCAGCAATTTCTAAGATAGGCAGCACTGCGATCTCTCTCATTATTGATACCCCAGCTAGCGTCACTGATGACATTACTGTGCCTACGACACTTCAGATTACTATCACTAAAGGTGGCTATTTTAGTATTGATTCCGGTAAAACCTTGACCATCAACGGGCCGTTCGAAGCTGGACTTTATCAGGTGTTCAGCGGGAGCGGATCGGTTACAGGATTGAAATATTCGTTTCCCGAGTGGTGGGGAGCGAAGGACGATTCAGGTACCACAGATAATACAACAGCAATTAACGCAGCACTCTCCTGCGGTGGGGTAATAGAACTAAAAGCCCCATCGTCCGGTTATTATAAAACGACCGATGCATTAACCATGTCTGTAGCCGGAAGCAGGTTAACCTCAAACAACCTCGCAGAAATCAGGCAGGCCACTTCCAACAAGGGCGGGGTGAATATCACAGCCTCGAATTGTGCCGTTAAAGGAATAAAATTTACAGGGCCGCAATATGTTTCATCCCAATCTTCTGAAATAGCGATCAGAGCATACGGGGCAGATGCATCCAACTACATCACAGATCTGGACATATCAGACAACGACATAACGACTTGGGGATATTATGGAATACGCATGAACTTTGTCAGCGACTTCAAAGTGCTGAGAAATAAAATTACAAACATCTATTATGCGGGCGTTGGAGGGCTTTCTGTTTCAAGGGGGAGCGCATCGTTTAATAACATCAACAACATCGTTGCTACTCCTAACGCTTACGGGGTACAGCTTACAAGAACAACTTCTGACAGCATCGTTACAAATCCACGATCTCAGGATATTGACATCATCGGCAATACTATTCGTAACGTCACGAATTGGGAAGGAATAGATACCCATGCCGGTAAACGAATAACCATTATTGGGAACAAGGTATTCGCGTGCAAATATGGAATCGTTGCTACGCCAGCCAATAACGGTTCGTCTGTCGCTACCTGGGCACCGTTAGATATCACGATTGCAAACAATGTCATTGACTCAGAAGTAACGGACGGTACAGCTATTTATGGAATAACCCTGGCGGGTGCGTACAATGGTAGTTCTGTCAATGAGTACGCCGCAGGAGTAATCTCGGGAAATTTAATCAGAGGTTATGGCGACGAGTCCGACACGCTTGGAACGTCTGTATATCTGCACTCAACCTCAGGGGCAGTAGTATCCGGAAATGAAATTTTATATCCGGGGAACAGTGGGATATTGATGTCCCATAACAACCAAGGATTTTCGCTCACGGGGAATACTGTAATTGATGTATGGTCTAATACCCAAAGTGACCCCAAAGGAATCGACTTTTACAGTGCAAATAGCGTTGGATCAATTAGTGGCAATACGTTTATATCGAGAGACAAGACAGCAACTTACGTAAACGTATATGCCATCAGCGTCGCTAACTCGTCTGGAAATTCCGTTATGGTAGGTAAAAATTACATCCAAGGATTTACATACGCCCTAAACGATGTGGGCGACAAAACCATATCGGGATCGTTGGCAGGGGCAGCGACCTCAGGAACGGGAGAGGACAGCCTCAACTCTACTGCAATCCCTGCTAATTGGCTGTCAGGGACAGGAGTAGTCAGGATTACGGCGGCTGGAACAAAAAGTGGTAGCGCTGGAACTAAAACAATTAAATTTTACTTCGGCTCACTGTCTATTGTCGTACATCCTGCTGCAAATAATACCAACGATTGGCGGCTGGACGCTATCGTTAGCGGCAGTAATGCGACAAACGCGCAAAAAATTTCGTGGGTTTGTTATGACGGAGCAACCGTAACTCAAGGCTACGAAACTGCGTCGGTCGATACAACAGCAGCCTCCACGATCACACTTACCGGCACGTGCTCGGATGGCGCAGATACAATATTCCAAACCATATGGCTCGTCGAGCGTATTAGATAGAGAGTATTGGATAGCGACGGAATTCAAGTGGAATTATTTTGTGATTGAGTAAGAAAATATGCCCCATATCTGTTAGGGAATTTATAAAGATAACCCCAGAGGGAGGTGTCCGTGGCAGAGAAATTTTATAGCATCTTGACCCTGTTGGGCGAGGACGAATATGCTGACGCTCAAGCTGAAAATAGTGCTGTGCAGCTGACGCACATGGCACTTGGTGATAGTAACGGGTCCTATTATGAACCGGACAAGAATCAAACTGCTCTCGTAAATGAGGTATATCGAGGCGCAATAAGCTACGGCACCACTACTGTTGAAGGGAGACCGGGATGGGTTCAAGCTGAATTACGCATCCCTGTATCTGAGGGCGGCTGGACCGTCAGAGAAGTCGGTCTTTACAGCAGCACAGGGAACCTCTTTGCTGTTGGAAAATTTCCTGTCACGGATAAACCATTGGTAGCCGATGGTGCCCCGAAAGAACTCATCATAAAGATGATTTTCAAAGTGACCAATACGAGTGCAATCACACTGGTTATCGATCCTTCAATTGCCTATGCGAAAATTGCAGATATAGAGGCTCATGATCAGCTTGATGGGGCTCACTGGATTCTCGAAACGGCCACGGTTGCGCGGGTATCCGGCACTCAATTCACGGTTGTCGGGGATAAAACGGGGATTTACACGAAGAACCGTGCGGTGTTCTTCGACCAAACAACAGACGCATACGGGCATGTCGCATCGGCTCCCACCTATAGCGAAGGAACAGGCCTGACGACTGTCACTGTCAGGGGATGTGTGATCGATTCTGGGCTTTTTGCCGTGAAACGAGGTCAAAAGGTTGCTCATGCTCCCAAGATCTATGATGATCATTATGCCGTATCGTCGGGTAGTGCCAATGCATACAACGTAACATTAAACCCGGCTCTCAAAGAATATGTACCCGGCATGTTTCTTTCTTTTAAGGCTAACTTCTCGAATAGCAGCGCAGCCACTGTAAATTTCAGTGGAGTTGGCGACCTTGCGATCAAGAAAAATGGTTCCACTGCTTTGGTCTCCGGAGATATTGTTTCTGGGCAGATCGTTATGGGGTTCCCAGATGGAAACGGAAACTTTCAGCTCGTGAATGGATCCCTTGGATATCTGTCGGACGTATTGGCTCTACAAGCTCGTGTTGGGGATATTAAGGGATATAATAAGTATACCGACAGAAATGGAACTAACATAATCACACTTACAGTTGACCAAAAAGGGTCATTAATAGACCATGCAAATGCGGGCAATAGTACCTATGCGGATTTACCTTCAGCAGCAGCGTGTGGAGCAGGGTCTAAATTTCGCTTTATGTGTGGTGCCTCAGGAGCTGCTCTTACCATTCGAAAAACTGGATCAGATACCTTGAGACTCCCAGACAACACTGTTCAAAGTTATTTTTACATTAATTATCTGGATACAATAGAGCTTGTTTCAGATGGAGTAGATCGTTGGATACTCTGTGGGGGTTCCAATATTAATGCCTATTGTTATTCTGCAAGGAATACGACTTTTGGGTTTGGCCAAACTTGGGTATCAGTCAGTAGAACTGCAGGGCAGTCTTACACAAATTCATCCGGGAAGCCAATCGCCATCGCGATTCGACCAGCAGGAGGGAATTTCAATAATATATCGCTCTATATAGGTGGTTATCTGATTCAGCAATGCGAGACCGGATCAAGTGGAGGGTACATTCCTTTGTTCGGCATAGTTCCACCTGGCGGGTCTTGGTATTACGTATGCAATAGTGGTGCTGTTTCTGCAGTACTACAATTTGGTTAAGGAGTGAATTATGGCTGAAATGTATTTTTCACAATCAACGAATCTTTTTTATCCTGGAGATATACCGATCAATAACTTGCCTTCAGATGTTGTTGGAACTACTTTTCAGAGGCACGCCGAGTTGCTGCAGGCAGTAATGGCAGAAGACAAACAGATTATAAGTGATGAAAATGGGTATCCTATATCGGTTGCACGCACGATTACTGAAATTAAAGAGAAGAAATATGCAGAGATAGATATTGAGAGGGATAAACAGATCGTGAAAGGTGTCCCGTTCACATTTCCGGGAGATATTTCAGGAACGGTCCAGACGCGGGATTCTGTGGATTTTAGGAATATCAACGGCAAAGTGACTGAAGCTACGGTGGCGATCATTCTTTCTGAGAACATCACCCTCTATTTTAGAGATCAAGAGGATCGAACACATGCGTTTACCCCTACTGAGATGATTGCTATGGGAAAGGCGGTATCAGCAAGGGTTGATTCTATTTATTCCGCAGCATGGACTCACAAGGGAAATATCAAAGCATTGACTTCTGCTGAACAAGTCTCTGCATATGACATAACATCGGGATGGCCTTCGTAAATTTAGGGTGAGATCTTTATAATCAGGAGGGACACATGCTGACTATCAATTTCGACAAATTCAATAAGGCGGGGCTCAAACAGATCCTGGATAAATTCAATAAAGCGGGGCTCAAGGTGGCCGATGTTGAAGCTGACAATAAACCGAAACGGGAATCTGGTTTTCAGGTGAAATCAGCTCTGATTATCTTCGAGAGCGGTCAGAAACTTCTCGTTAAGGCAAAGGCAGGCGGATCCATTTTTCAGGTGAAGCTGAACAATAAGGTGCTCGCTATTAAGCATGCTGACGATCTGGATAAGGCGGTTCAGGAAGTAATCGATTATGTCTCGGCGAACGAAAAGACATATTTGAAGCAGCAGGAAAAGCGGCTTGCACAGCAAAAAGTAACCCTTCCTAAATTAAAGCCGGTGAACGTAACCGTATCCGAGCAGATTGATACTTTCCAGACATCTATATCGGAGACGCAGGGCAGCATTGAATCTCTTACTGGTCAATTGACTGAGATCAAGGGGAAGAATGCCGAGAAAAAGACATCTGTTGATACCCTCTCTACTCAATTGAGTGATTTGGTTGCCGAGGGAGATGCACTGCAAAAGGAATACGATCAACTGAAGGAGGTGGCAGCGTGAGCCCTATAACCGATGGACATAAGATCATATTGGGGGTCGATTATTTCGTTAAAGGATTCAGCGCGGCTCAATTATCCGCAGCTTACTATCGGCTCGTAGCGGACAAGAAGCAGGAGGGGCTTCTCCTGGAGACAGCCACTTTGGAAGAAGTTGAAAATGCCTATCTTCCAGAATGGGATGAAAACGATAGGCTCACGACCGATGAAATGGTCCTTGAAGCAATACGGATCCAAAAATATTCCAGAACCGATTCCAAGATGGCTGCTCTGGTTCGTGTATTCAATGGCTATCTGAAAGAGAAGGGAATAGAGGCCCTAGCTCCTATTATCGGAACCCCGAAGAAGAGTGGGCTTTTCGCCAGTGTAGTGGTGCAGATACCGTTTTCTGATGGGCAGGTTATCAGCATTGTCTTTCACAGTCCGGATAACGACAAGATGAAAATCACCGCTGATGATGAGATCCTTGCCTTTCGATGGTTGCTCAATAAAAGAGATATTACGCAGGTCGTCTCTCCTGAAGGGAATGCGGATGTCTCGTTACAGGAGATCGGAAAGAGAATTTCTCAGTTGGTCGAAAAAAATTCGGCCCGTTTCCAAGCTTCGCAGAAGGCTATCGTTGAGCAGAAGCAGCAACTTGGTGATCTGAAGACCAAATATGAAACACTGACCGCTACGCATGATGACCTGATGAACTCATTGCAGTCAGAGGATGATCTTTCTGCATCAATGGACCTTCAGGAAAAAAATATTAAAGACAGGATTTTGACTCAGCAGGAATTCAATGAGTCTCTCAGAGCAAAGATTGATGCTCTGAAGGCGAAACAGGCTGGGAATGCGGGAATACCCGATGGCGGGACGACACCGAAGACCGATGCTGAGATGAAAGCGGAGCAGGAAAAAACAGAATTTGAATCAAAAAAAGCGTCCTTCATGGAAGAACTGAAGGGCCGGGGATATGCGCTCAGAACGGATGATGCCCCCGCTGGTGACTATAGCGTAAATGGCAGCATAAGGATTTCCGCTCAAATGGTAACGGATGGCAATGCGTATTCCATCGACGTCTTGTATATCTCGGATGATGGGAAAGAAGAGGATAAGAGCTTCGCTGCGAAAACCATTAAAGGGTGCGATGCTGCGGTAAATAAGGCCCTTTCCTGGATTGATGCGAAATTGGCTGAAGTGAAGAACCGTTTGGAGGAGCAGAAGGCAGCAGCGGAGGAACAAAATACGCCGGAGCAAGATCAGCAGAAGCAAGCAACCGGCAGCAACGCTGAGACTGCGGACCCGACAGCCGTTTCCATCCTCAACGACATCGTAGCCGGTAAGTATGGGAATGACACAAATGCGATCGGCCAGGCCCTTGATGATGCGGCCGCAGAACTGGAATCCGCTGGTTTGTTGGCTGAGTACGATCAAAAACTTAATGAAGCTGCGGACTACTTAACGACCGTTTTGAAAGAAAAAGCAATGGGGGTGGCTGCGTAATGGCTCTTTCATTTACCGAAAAAAGAAATCTTCAGAAGATCGTTTCCGAAAAGCAGGCTGCACTTGAGTCTGGTAATCTCTCATTCAAGGAAAAACGGGAGGCGCAGAAGGCTCTTGATGATGCTCTTGCGAAATTGGGTGCTGGTGTCGTTGTTTCTGAAGTGCAGAAATCTGACGAACCGGCAACCCATCAGCAAGCCACCATGGATGATGTGAATGCCGCATTTCCTCTCCTGAAGCAGTTTATCGGTGTCTCTCAGTTGGAAGTCATGGTGAAGAACACGAAGGGAGAGGAAGGCCAGTTCTTCATTGACATGATCCGCGACCTGGCTGCCCTTCTCCGGACCATGCCGAAGACTAACGAGCAGGACGGTAAAGGTGATGATGCTGAAGTCTACCTTCACTACTTCAAGGGTGGATCCGACTGGTACATCACGGAGCGCGACAAGGAAGACGAGCAGCTTCAGGCATTCGGATACGCGATCCTCAACGGCGATAAGCAAAACGCTGAACTCGGATATATTAATATATCCGAACTGATCAAGTATGGGGTCGAGCTTGACCTGTACTGGGATAAGAAAACCTTAGGAAGAATCAAAGGGAATAGTGACGGCCCTAAAATTGAATCCACTCCTACCGTTGCCGATGTGGGTAATGCTCTCGAAAAGAGCGGATGGATACCGGATGGCAACAAGGTCTGGAAGATCGAACCAGAAGAGGGCAAAAGGGCAGGTTCTTATCTTGTCTCTGGAACTGATCAAAGCGAGAGTGGGTCTACCGGTTATATGATGCTTGATTATTGGGACAAGAACGCATGGGAACCTTTGGGCAGATCGGTTGAATTCCGGGGAAATACTGTGGACGATATCGTCCATGAGATCGAGACGATGATCTATGAACACGAACGCATTTCAAAAGCAGGTGGCAATGAAAAGCTTGCCGACTTGATTGCTGGACAATACAACGATCAGAAGCCAGAAGATTTTCTTCTGATCGTCCGTGACATCATCAAAGAGATCCAGGACATCGAACCTGTAAAGGCCCCCGTGGTTGCCTATATCGAGGCCAATAAAGATAAGATCTCGGCTGTTATGGAAAGTGCATTGAGCGAAACATTTGGGATGTTATGGGATAAAACCAAAGACTTTCCTCTCATCGGTCAGTCTACTCAGCCGGCTCCCTCTACCAGTGATGCTGTCAGGATTAAACCGCAAGATGGAGATTATGGACCGCCGAAAAAGATCAGCATCGACATTGACGATGATTTCTATGGTCCCACTGCATTCCGTCCAGTGATCAGATCAATAGAGGAAGCTCGGGAAGCAGATACGATTGAAATAAAGATTAATTCGAATGGTGGCGATACTCAAGCAGCACAAGCCATATATGTTGCCCTTCTCAAAACCCCGGCAAAAACAAAGGCGATCATAATCAATGCCTATTCCGCTGGATCAATCGTAGCAATGGCATGCGACGAGATTGAGCCCACTCCTTTCTGCACAATGATGATTCACAATGCATCGACTTTCAGCGGTGGGAAACTTGGGGATCTCGCCGGCAAAGCTGCTTTCCTGAATGATTATTTCGGTGAGTGGTTCCAGCAACTATATGCCGGGTTCCTTACTGAGGACGAGCTTAAGGATATCATCAAAGGCCAAGATTTCTGGTTGAAAGAACCTCAGATCCGGGAGCGGTTGAAGAACTGGAAGCCCATTCGTCAAAGGTTACAGGAAGATGGAATGGTAAAGGCGGCTTAAATAGATGACGACACTACCGTCAAATATAATCGGGTGGAAAGAAAGGATCAAGGAATCGAAAGGATTCGATGAGATCCGGAATATATTTGCTGACGTATTTTTAATATCATTATCATCGTTCAGAAAATATGAAGCGAAGAAAGATGCTCAGAGGGCCGTGGAAGAAGCACTCCGAGAACTTGATTCCGGGATAGAAAGCATAGAGAGAAAATGCGATGTTTTGCAGAAACTTGATAATGATATTGCTTTTGCAGATCTGCCTGCAAATGAATATGCAGCCATTATGGACAAGTACAAGCCGACAAAAAATCTTGGCGGCATGATCATGGATACCTACTTCGAAAAGGGCAATGCTGTTCTCGACATCATCGGCATTGCGGATGTTGCACCGAAGATCATTGCGCTAAGTTCACAAATAACAGATCTTGAGGAAAAAGTTCGGATTAAAACGGCTGAGATCCATGCTGTCTATATGGATAAGAGGGAAGCCGCTCGGGAAATGCATTTATACCCATTACACAAGGAGCGAACGGTCATCGAAGATGAGATTCATCGTCGTTTGAGGGAGCTTGCTGATCAGAAGCCAAAGCGAGAACCAGACAACTCTCCGGAACAGGAAACTGCACGCATGAATCGTTGGCAGGAAAGCGTTGATAAGGTAAATGCGGAACATGATGATCCAGAAGGCCCCTACAATAAAATCCGTAAGGAGATAGTAACAGCATATGAGACCTACATTAACCCCATAATCGATGAAGAGAACGCCGCTATAGCTCAGGCAACAAAGGAACTCGGTCTTACTGAGGCTCTTGAAACACGCAAAACGCTTGCAAAAGATGTTCATGACAAACTCATTGGTCATCTTCTCGATAATTCTCCCGTTACGTCTGAAAACGCCGAATCATGGTTCACACAGAACTCCATCATGAACAAAACGGCTGTGATGAAGGCGAAGAAAGCCGGGTATGATCCTGCAGAAGTAAAAAAAGACGTAATGACGTTCTATCGAATAACCGGGGGGAGGCTCCCGACGCTTGAGTATGTGACTACTCGTAATACAAGATCAATGGCATCTCCATCACAAGGCAAAGTGTATGTCGGATCAAGTTTCGGGAAGCGTACGCTTTTTCACGAGCTTGCGCATTTGCTCGAAGCGGATAAAAAAGTAACTGGCAGTGCGTATGCTTTTCTCAATAAACGCCGCGAATCAGATACAAAATTTAGTTTAAAAAGCCTGACCGGTAATTTCGGATACCGCTCTGATGAAATTGCTTATAAGGATACGTGGTTCGATCCGTATGTCGGGAAATATTATCGACACGATACTACAGAAGTATATTCGATGGGAATGCAGATGCTTTCCTCTCCCGAGTTGCTTCTTTCGCTCCATGAAAAGGATCCAGAACACCTTTCAATGATGCTCGGCTTATGTGCTTCAACACCGGCCATTGACGAAAAACGAAAGGAGCAGGCTCAAAAGGAGATTCAAGCGAAGAAGGAAAATATCATTCAAAGCGAGGCATTTATCAAGTCCCTTGATAAGAAGGTTGCAACTGCTGGCGAGTCGTTCAAAAAAGACATAACCATTGAGCCGAATTATGCGTATGCAGGGTGGGGTAAGCAAAAGCTTAAAGGCTATTATATTTATCTGCACAACGAAAATGACAATTCTGGTTGGAAGGAAAGCTATTATTTTAAAAACGAGAAAAATATGAACCGTGCCATCTATCTATGGAACCTTAAAGGGAGACCGTCATCAAATTCAAGTTTCTCACTTGGGGCGTTATCTTCATCTTTCAATTACAATAAGGGAAGGTCATTCCCTGAAGATGTCATGAGAGCGGTCCAGATATCCGAGTCTCAAGCAAAGGAAGGTTGATTCATGCAGGTATTCCCTGAAACAAGCTATCTTATTTCTATCGATACGATTTGCGGAACATGCCTTTTGACTATCGATCAAACGCAGTGGCACATGCCGGCAAAGGCGAATCTGGAAGGTCCTGACACGGCCAATCTGCTTCTGAAGAAACACTTCGATTCGTTTCCAAGTGGAATGTGGGGGTATCAGATAGAGGGGATAGATGTATGCTCCCCGATGGACATTCACGCCAACCTGACATTGAACCAAACATTACAGCAGGATTCCGCAATCAGGGGTTTTGAGATTATTACCGGCTACGTCCCGGATGAACTACCTCCGGAAATCGGGCCTGAAGCGATCGCAGAAGAAGACGATGAGGATGATGAAAACGATCCCGTTTTGGAATCTGTTGCTCTTGACAAACAGATCCATAAAGATGCGGCAACTTCGGAGCGAAACAATCACCCTATGCCGACCGACCTGCAGAAAAAAGCGGGGAATTACCGGAAAGCACACATTGTGCTTCATGCGCTGAATATTTCCATAGAGAACCCAGAAGGTTCGGAAAGAGCCGGAGTGGATCCAAACGGAAAACGATGGTCTGTTATCATGCCGGCGCATTATGGATATGTCAAAAAAACAATGGGAGCAGACGGAGACCATTTCGATGTCTATATTGGTCCTGATACGAAAAGCGAGCGGGTCTTCATTATCGACCAGTTGGATGCTGATACAGGCGCATTCGATGAATGCAAGGGGTTCTTGGGATGCAATGACGCTGAGCAGGCCCGGGAACTCTACATAAAGGGGTTTTCTGATGGACGAGGTAAAGACCGGATCGGCGCCATTACTGAATTATCGATTCAGGCATTTAAGGCGTGGCTGAAAAACGGGGATACAACAAAACCGGTGTGCAATGCGATTCTTGAATCCGCTCAGGGGGGCATGAAGATCGATACGGATAATGGAGAAACAACTGTCGATAGCATTTTGTCACGGATCGCCAGAGCCAGAGCGGGATCCCCGAAAGAGAACTTGTACTTATCAGCCGCCAGAGAAGACAGGATTCACCTGCTTGAACGTGCGATTTTACGATTGCCTCCTGGTGCGTACACGCTATCCATCGCAGGACGCAACCCACTTAAGGATGTCATCGAATCGATTTATGGTGTCTTTGCGGGTCAGGACGTCACCGAACGCCTCGTCAGGGGAATGGCTGTCAAGTACCCAAAAGAAATTCAGGCGTATTTCACTCTCGGTTTACAGGAGATCATAATAAAAGGACGGGTCAAGAGCAAAGCCGTTCTCGAATCCGGGCTTGATGTGTTTGGAGAAGAAATACCCGAGGGCGCGTGGGTAGGAGTGGACCTCGACGGAACACTGGCGAATTACGAGGGCTGGAATGACGGTCAGATCGGTAATCCTGTTCCTTTGATGCTCGACCTCGTAAAGAAGATGATCGCTGACGGCATTACAGTGAAGATCTTCACGGCCAGGGCCGCAGACCCAAAAATGATCCCCCCGATAAAGGCTTGGTGCACCGAGAATGGCCTTCCGGATCTCGAAGTGACGAACGAAAAAGACCCGGATATGATCAAACTTTATGATGACCGAGCCGTGAAGGTGATTCCGAATCATGGTGTGATTTTGGAATCCGCTGGTTCGTGGAAAGATACGATCATGAGAGCCAGGTCATTTGATGAGATCCAATTCGTTTTCGCTGAACTATTCCCCGGTGTCATAAAAAAAGAAATATGGCAGATGACACGGGAAGAATTCTTGGCCAGTAATACACAACAGGCTGATGATTTATCTTCATTCCATGAAAAAGTTGTTACTGAAGCGTGGGAACAAGGGAGAACGGTTCCGGCTGAGGTATTGAAAGACTATCCTGAACTTCTACACAGAATCTTCTTGAAGCTGATGGATTATGTCAAGAATTACGATCTGGTTCTCGAGGATGCTGCTGGTGAATCGGATGAAGACCTGAAGATCAGGGCATTTCTTGAGGGAATATCGCCAACAGATATACAGGCATTAAAACTTGGGTCTCATGAAGAATATTACAAATTTCTAGTTGACCTTGTCGCTAAATTGTTTTCGGGAGATGAAGAACTTTCATTTCGGGAAGACGAAAATGGCGAACATGACTACGAGCACCTGCTTTCTGATGATACTAGAAAGCTATATTTGCACACCATGGGGAGTACAATTAGCGATCACGACATTTCTATTGATTCAATAGAGCTCGGAAGAGAAAAATCAATTTTAATAAAGAAATATTTTGATTCTGAAGTCCAACACGACATTTGGGATTTGGTAATCATTAAAGACAAGCAGATAAGAACAAAGATTGTGAGGCGTGGGAAGAAGGGTGCTGGATACGTGAGGAGAGTGTTACTAACAAAATGAAGGGCTGACAAGTGGCGTCCCCGGTCTGCCGCCCCCGCTTGCGGTATAGGAGGCGCCCCCACCACACGCGACGACAAATATAATTTAGGATAATTTGTTATTGATGTCAATAATAATTTAAGGAGTTTGTCGATGCAGATTCAGCAGATCATGGAAAAAGCACTACCGGAATACCTGAACGACATTCAAGCGAGTAAGAACTTTAATGACATTGCCAAAGTATTTGTCGATCTCTTTGGTTTTTCTGAAATACCTGGACAAGAACCCCCGAAGGATCTGAATGATTACAAAGATCCTAATAGCGACTATGGGTTGAAAGTATCCGGGATAAAGGCACGAGAGCGGATAAATGAAGCGGCCAAGGAAATACTTTCCCGAGTTGAAAAACCGGAAGATTTGAAACCGGAAGATATTGAAGTTTTGAAACAATATTCCGGCAAAGGCGGTCTGACAGAGAATTCAGAGTTTGAATATTACACTCCACAGCATGTAGCTGAGGGATGTTGGGGTTCTCTGAGGTCGCATGGGTTTGAAAGCGGAAACGTGCTCGATCCATCCGTTGGTGCAGGGATGTTTTCGGCAACGAAGATGCCCGGTGCAATCATTACAGGGTGCGATATAGATCCTGTTTCCTCGAAAGTTGCCCAGCTTCTTAATCCAGCAGACAAGATTGATAATCAGAGCTTTGAAAAGCTGGCTGTTAATACTGAGGATAATTCCTTTGATGCAGTTGTTACGAATGTGCCTTTCGGGGATGCTCGGGGCCGCAGTAAATTTGATGATCCGGCTTACCAAGACGAGACAAGGCTGGAGAGATATTTCATTATCCGGGCACTGGATAAGGTGAAGCCTGGAGGGTTATGTGTTTTTGTCGTCCCGACCAACATTGTGGGAGCAAAGGGGCGGCAATGGCAAAGATGGAGGCTTGATGTATCGAAAAAAGCGGAATTTCTCGGCGCCCATAAGCTACCGAGCAAGACTTTTAAAGCCCAGGGGACAGATACGGTAGTTGATGTGGTTGTTTTCAAAAAGCATCCAGAAAATCTGCTTTCCATGGTCAATGATCTTCCGATCGACACCCTTAAATCAACGAATGTTGTATGGGATGAATTTATTGAGGCCCGTTATTGGTTGGGCGAAGGGCGCCCGTTCATCATGGGAAAATACATGCCCAAGGTGGAAGGTGACCGGTGGAGTCGTGAAATAGTCGATGGCGACGTTGACGACGCAGGGCTGAAGGCGAAGCTGGCCGCACGGTTCGAGAGCCGGATTGATTGGGATGCTCTGGAAGTCGCAATGCCGATCATCCGCAATTATGCGATCGGCGATCAAAAGATTATGAACGGCACCCTTTATGAATTTGACGGTCTCAAATGGGTCAGGGTGACGCAAGAAAAGAGATTGGCCGCGATCGACGCTGATCTTTATGGTGCTACTACCATAGAAGAATTGAGAATTTTGCTTTCAACTCCGAAAGGGGCACTTTCATTGACGGCAGAGCAGGCTTTCAATGTCTATAAAACTTTCCCTGATCTCATGACCCCTTTGCAGAAGGATTCGATTCTGTTTGCCATGTCGCAGCCGAAAACGGAGCTTGCTGAACAACTGTGGAGAGGATCGATAATCGGAGGGATGATCGGGAGATTTGATTCCTCAATGAATGACGGGACCGCTAGTGAAACAGAACGACTTGCAATTCAGGAAATTGTGGCATCTGAAATTGAACGGTTCGGCCATCCGAAAAACAATAAGAGTCTCGCTCTTACAGGTGAATCCGCAAGAATGTTCGGGCTATTTGTGAATGCAGTTGATCAGAAGGGGAATTTCTCGGATCTGCTTAACGGCTCTCTTGATAAATCCGGACAAATGCTTGAGTACGATGCAAGCAATCTGCAGGCGATCGTGGAGCACCTATTTATCCGAGAAGGGATAAAAGAAATCACGCTTGAAGATGTAAAAAAGCTCTATACCGGCGTAATGTCTCTGGCGTCATTAGGAGACATCGCAGAAGTCGATGGCATTGCAATAAGCGCTGATGGGACACTAGAGCCGATGTCACGGTTTACCTGCGGCGATATCTATCCGAAGATAGATGCCCTGCAGGTCGCTATGAGCAGGGAGACAGATAAGAGGGTCCTGGCAAAGTGGGAAAAACAGATAGCGGGGATTCTTGAAAGAAGAAGATTTACTCCATCGGAAAATATCTCCTTTGGTTTTCAACAGAAATGGCTCTCCCGAAAGTACGTAATCGAATTTCTACAGGATTATGGGTACAAAGGTGTTGAGTATGGAAGAAACCAGAGCGTAACTGAGGAAGATCAACTTACCGGGAAGCCGGTAGAAAGAATGCGATTCATCGAAAATTATGATGATCCTTTCGGTGAATTCAGGGGAATTGATGGCAAGGGTTTTGATGCTCAGTTCCTGAAATATTTGAACGGAGGCAAGGTTACTTCCAGCGATCAGGAAAAGATCGAGGAATATAAGCGTCGAGTCAGGGATCTTGAAAGTCAGTTTAATGCCTGGATAAAAGCACACCCCGATATCAACCTAATAGAAGAAGATTTCAATCGAAAGTTCAACGGATTTAGCCAATTCGAATACGAACAGAATGATCTAGGACTTGAAAATGTAAGCGGTAAAGTAGATCTGCATGGATTTCAGAATGCCGCTATTCGGAGAATGTCTGATGAAGGGCGCGGTATTCTCGCATTAGATGTCGGACTTGGAAAAACTTACGGAGCATTGGGGCTTGCCCAATATAACTTGCAGATGGGAAGGTCAAAGAGAACCTGTATTTCTGTTCCGAAATCCGTCCTTTCTAACTGGTATCACGAGGAAGGGAAGTTCTACAAGGACTTGGCCGGGTGTTTCTTTGTCGGGCTCGAAGTAAAAAAGGACAAGTCCGGGAATCCCGTCACAGAGCCTATTTACAATGAAGATGGAACTCCGAAACTACTTCCAGATGGATCTCAAGAAGTTCAGGCTGTCCTCGTAGATTCAGATGACGCCCAAGCTGTTTATGAACAGATGTGGTCTATTCCTCAATCTAATTATTCAATCGTAGTCATGTCTTTTGAAAAATTCGGCAGCATTCCAATGAAGCAGAATAACCGGGATGCATATGTCGATAAAATGGTTGAACGTAGTTTGATCAAAGGAAAAGATCAGAGTCAATACAGAAAAGTATCATATGCAGATGCTAAAAAGGGTCTGAAAAAAGAAGAACAATTTGCCAGTGATGGGACAAAGAAAAAAGGAGAGCTCCCTTATTTCGAAGATATGGGATTTACTGATGTGATTATTGATGAAGGGCATTGCCTTACCTACGATAGTATTATCGAAACCATTAATGGCCCTATGAAAATAGGTCCTATCGTTGAAGGTGAAATTAAAACGAAAGTGCTTTCGTTCAATACATCTTCCGGAGAGTTTGAATATCAGGACGTAACAGCATGGATGTCAAAGCCGCTTATCACTGACCATCTTGTAAAAATAAATCACGAGTCTGGTTATTTATTCTGCACATCAAGACACTTAATTTGGACAAACGAGGAAGGATATGTTGAAGCAGGGAAACTCGAAAACCATCATACGCTCAAAGTCAGCAAAATCATTGAAAGAGATAATTTGTCCTATGTGCAAAAATCAATTCAAGCAGAAGAGGACGACAACAAAATATTGCAGTGTCAAATGCGCAGCCAAAGCAAAAAAAGCAGAGAAAATAACGAGTCGATGTCCGATCTGCCAGTCGATTTTTGTGAAATACGATCCATCGGAGGGACGGGAGAGAAAGTATTGCAGTACGGAATGCCGCATCCAAGCATCGAAGAGGCGAATCAAAACTTCGAGGTGCGAATGGTGTCAGAAAGAATTTCAAGTTCCGAGAGCAAACAATCAAAATCAACGATTTTGCAGTTGCAGGTGCTCGGCAAAATGGCGGAATTCTCAACCGGGCATGAAGGAGAAGTTCAATGCCAGGATTTCGGAGAAGAGGGGCGGGAAGGGACGCCGGTGTCAAAAGACAGCGGAAAGAATGAGATTAAACAATCCCGTGAGGATGCCTGGTGTTCTGGAGAAGATCAGCGCATCCTTGAAGGGGAGGACGTTCTTATCCAGAGGGGGAAACGGGACACCGACCAAGCCACAGATAATGCTCTCAGAGCCAATGGGGCTTCCGAGGAGTATGCGATTTCG